GTGGTGGAGGCGGCAATGAAGAACGCGACACCAGTGGAGATGTGTCCGACAAATACAACGCCCCCATCGGACCCGGACTTGAAAACTCTCCCGGATATGCTGAAACCCCAAAAGAATTTAATACCCGTGGTGAGCCTACAGCAACTGGCGCTCTTCAAGGCGCGACCAACACAGCTGAATTAAGCCAGCCACCCGCGACGACCCAATTCAGTAATGCCGCTTTCCCCAGCAGTATCGTCCCGACGGGTGGGTTTACAGGATACCCAACCTCTAACGGATTGAGCGATCAAGCCCTTTCTGGTGCCAACTCAGCCCAGATTGCTGGACAGGCTCTAAATTCTATGGGTGCTATCCCGTCTCCCCAGATGGCAGCGGACCTTGCAGCTATGGGTGGCGTACCAGCCCCCGGCACTCCAATGCCAACTCCTCGTCCAGATAATCTTGGTCCAGAGTATTCTGGTGTCAGCTTTTCAGGCGTACCATCTTTTGCCCAAACCCCCGGCACTGGCCCTGCAATGGTTTCTCCCGGAGAAGCTGCACTTGCGGGCATGGGTCAAAATCCCATCATGGGCTACAAGACCGCAGAGCAAGCCATGAACGAGGCTGCTCAACAACAAGGGCAATCTGGGTACGATGCTTTGATGGCAGCAGCCAGCGGGCAACCATCACCAGACCCTTTAGCCAACAATATTATGGCTAAAATTGTGGATATGGTTGTACCCAAAGCAAAGGCAGAAGATAACCCACCAACCCTGAACACATTGCCGGGCAATGTTCCTTTGCCTCCAGCTCGACCAGCCGATCTTAACCAAGAAGCCCCAACCGCTGCCCAGACATTGGCATCCCTTGCTAACGTCCCATTGCCTCCAGCTAGACCTGAAGACATGAATGAGCAGCTCAAGGCATCTGTAGTCACCCCGCCAGCTCCGACAACTCCATTCGAAACGGCTGTCAAATCTATTGTGGATGAGGCTCCCAAAAACATAACTAATGCAGCTGTAGGATTTGTCCCCGGAATTGGCATTGTAAATACTCTATCTGGATTAGTTGGCGGTCCAACAGTCGGTGGGACACTATTCCCCAGCGCGCCATCAACAGTAGCAAACCAGACATCAACTCCATATACCCAAGATTACAGTGGTTTAACCCAAGATCAATTTCGGGCCATGCCAGTGGACAGTGTGGAAGACCCACGCCTTATCGCTGCTTACAATAATAAGATTGCAGAAATTACTGGCCAGCCAGCCCCCGGTCCTACCAATTCCGTTGCTGACATGGCGCTAGGCCAACGCGCTCCTGAAGTTGTTGGGCCTGATGGAAAAGTTAATTTGGGTGGACAAATCGATAGTTTTTTACAAGATTTGTTTGCCCCTAAATTTGTTGGCCTTAACACTCCAGCCTATAACGCTATTAATAACAATGCTGGATATAACAGTAATCCAGAATTAAACGGGCAATCAATGCAGCCCGGGTATCAACCGCCACCCAAAAGTGGTAAAAACGCTTCAGATATTATTCCTCCTGTAATTTTAGCTTCAGCATTGGCTCCAGCAACAACCGCTCCAACGGTTACTTCTCCAGTAGCGCCATCGGTACTTGCTTCTAATTTTGGAAGGACTTATGTTGGCGCACCAACCAATCCTTTGCGCTACGGTTACGGCCCCGAAGCAACCTATTACAAAACGGCAGCAAAAGGTGGCATGATTAGCCCCCTAAACCGGATGCGAGAAGTAAATGGAAAATGATCTTGACATGGACGAGCCACAGGGCGGTGAGTTCATCGACATTGAAATTGAGAAGCATGATGTGCAAGACACCGAAGACGGTGGCGCTATTGTCACGCTTGATGATGAGAGCGAAGTAGATGAAAATCCTGAGTTCTATGCAAACCTTGCTGAAGAAATTGATGAATCTAACCTATCAGAGCTGGCAAACGATCTGCTTGATGCTATCGCACGGGATAAAGAAGCTCGTAGTCTTCGTGATAAACAGTACGAGGAAGGGCTAAAGCGTACAGGATTAGGTAACGACGCCCCCGGTGGAGCGCAGTTCCAAGGCGCCTCTAAGGTTGTCCATCCAATCCTGACGGAAGTTTCAATCGACTTTGCTGCCCGAGCCATTAAAGAGCTATTCCCAAGGACTGGTCCAGACTCTGGTCCAATCAAAGAACAGATCATTGGCGAACCAACGGTCGAAAAAGCTGAAAAGGCAAAGCGTAAAAGCCGTTACATGAATTGGCAGGTTACGGAACAGATGCCTGAGTTCCGTAATGAGCTTGAGCAGCTGCTTACTCAAGTCCCACTTGGTGGCGCACAATACCTTAAATTGACTTGGGACCGCCGCCTAAAGCGCCCAAAGCCATATCTTATCACCATTGATGATATGTATTTGCCTTATGCGGCGACCTCTTTTTATACCTCCGACCGTAAAACGCATCGCCAAGCCGTCACCCAGCTTGAGTTTGATCGGCGTGTAAAGTCTGGCTTGTACCGTGACATTGATCTTATTCCAGCATCAACCCCAGAACAGACACGGGCAGAAAAGGCCAATGACAAGATTGAAGGCCGTGAGCAGTACGATTATTACGATGATGACGGTCTTCGTACAATCTTTGAAGTCTATGTTGAGTGCGAAATCCCGGAAGACGACCAGACCAAAGGCGAAATTGCGCCGTACATCGTCACAATCGACGAAGTTAGCAAAGAAATCCTTGCCATCTACCGCAACTGGGACGAGGAAGACCCGCGCAAGGTAGCGCTTGACTGGATCGTCGAGTATCCATTCGTTCCTTGGCGTGGTGCGTATCCGATTGGCATTATCCATATGATCGGTGGCTTATCAGCCGCCATTACGGGTTCTTTGCGCGCCCTTATGGATAGCGCTCACATCCAGAACGCACAGACTGGTCTGAAGCTCAAGGGCGGATCACGCGGTGGTCAAAGCCTCAATGTCCAGCCTACGCAGGTTTTAGAAGTCGAAGGCACCCCAAACAACGACGACATCCGCAAGACGTTTATGCCGCTGCCGTTCCCCGGCCCGTCGCAGACGCTCTTTACCCTTATGGGCTTCCTCGTTGATGCCGCAAAAGGTGTGGTTCGCACGACATTCGAGGACATTTCGGACAATCCTGACCGCCTTCCGGTTGGCACAACGCTGGCCCTTATCGAGCAGGGCATGGTAGTATTCAACGCCATCCACGCCCGTCTCCATGACGCTATGGGCCGGACGCTCAAGATTCTTCACCGCCTGAACAAGACGTATCTGGAAGAAGATGAAGTATTCGACGAGACGGGTGAGCTTATGGTCCGTCGGTCGGACTTTGAGGGTCCGATGGATGTCATCCCAGTATCGGACCCGAACATCTTCTCTGAAGTCCAACGCTTTGCCCAGCTCCAGATTATTGAGCAACGCGCTCAGGCAATGCCTGACCTTTACGATCTCCGTAAGGTAGAAGAGCTGATTCTTGACCGGACCAAGATCCCAAATGCCAAGGGTCTGCTTAAAAAGGTTCCAGAGCCGCAAAAGCTCAATGCGGTCAATGAAAACGTAGCAGCTACAATGGGTTCGCCTATTGTTGCGTTCCCTGAACAAGATCACTTGGCTCATATCCAAGTGCATTTGAGCTATATTTCTAATCCATTATTGGGTGGTAGCCGTATAATTGCCCCTGTTGTTATCCCGCCAATGCTCAACCATCTTAAAGACCATATCGCGCTTTGGTATGTGTCTGAGACGGTACGGATTGCATCTGAGGCAGTTGGCCAAGATATTTCTGCCCTTATGGACCCCAAAAACCCAGACGTGGATCAGGCTTTCGACCGGATGTTGGCCGCAGCCGATGCCCACGTTGAGGCAGAAGCAGCTCGGACCTTGGGCGCCGTGCCGCAGGTTATCCAGCAAGCTATCCAATTGATGCAGCAATACCAACCACAGCAGCCTGATCCAACGCAGCTTGCAATCCAAGCTCAGGCAGCTGAAACGCAACGCAAGGCTCAGGCCGATCAAATGGCCAACCAGACCAACCAACAGAAGATCGCGGCAGATACGCAAAACAAACAATTAGATATTCAGGCGCGGGAACAAATGAACCGCGAGGACAACCAGACGGCAATGCTTATTGCTGCGTCTGAATTAGAGGCTGGGCATCGTACCAACCTCAAAAACGGTACTGGCATAGCAAAAGGACAAGGATAATGATGAAGCAATCAATGGGCCAGCATAAGCGCATGGCTATGGGTATGGCTATCCCACAGCCAAAGGGCAAAACAACTGCCTTTAAGATGGGTGGTCTTTTGGATAACAAGCCTAAAGACGCAAAGCAGCCAGCTAAGAAGACAATGCCATTCAAAAAGGGTGGCATGGCTTGGGAAGGTTCTGCAAAGGACGAGGCCCAAGATAAGAAACTCGCAAAGAAGCACCATATGTCTATGAAGGCATGGGAAAAATCCCCAATGGATGCTAAACACGACCGCCAGAAGTCTATGAAAGGACTAAAGCGCGGTGGCAAGGCTTGCTGAGTTTCCATTAATAGAGCGGGTACTCATTGCGCTTAAGAAAGAGCAAAAAGAATTTGCTGAAAGCGCGATGAGCCACCCTGCACACCGAGACGCCTTTGAGTATGGGCGTGTGACCGGACATTATTCCGGGTTAATGAAAGCCGTTGAGACAATCGAAATGGCTTTGAATACAGAGAGCGAGGACGACGATCATGGTTACAAACGCCGTGGTGACCCCTTCATCATCAGAAATTGATGAAGCATTTCCCGATGTGAACTTTGGCATCAAGCCAACTGGATCGCGGGTTTTGGTACAAATACGCAGACCAAAGACTAAAATTGGCAGCATTATACTTTCGGACTATACGAAAGACGCTGAACAGGACAACACGCAGGTTGCAAAGGTAATTGCAGTCGGGCCGTTGGCTTTTAGGAACCGGAATACAATGGATTTGTGGCCGGAGGGAGCTTGGTACAAAGAAGGTGACTTTGTATTCGTTTCCAAGTATGGTGGTTCCAGATGGCGCCGGGAAATCCCCGGGACAAAGGGAGAAAGAGTCGAATTTGTTATCTTTAACGACCTTGACATTGTTGGCACGGTTGAGACGGACCCACTTTCCGTCCAAGCGTATATCTGATAGGATAGAGCCATGAATGATAAGTCCAAGATCGTAGAAGACGACGAACACGACGACGATATTGAAGTCATTGAGCTTGAAGAGGGGCATGATGACGAGGATCAAGACGGTGATGATGACCGCCTTGAATCTGAACAGCGTGACGCGCAAGACGAAGGGGAAGACGGCGAAGAAATAAACGCCCGTCAGCTCCGCCGGAAACGGCAGAAGCAGCGTCAAAAAGAGAATATGAAGAAGACCCGGGAAGAAAACGCCCACCTTCTTCGGGAATTGCTGGATGCCAAGGAACGCTTAGCTGCCCTTGAAAGCCGCAATATCCAATCGGATGCCCAGACCGCCGATCAGCGGTACACCTATGCGATGGCGCAGATTGCCAAAGCAGAACGTGAGCTAAAAGAGGCTTTTGAGACGGGTGATGGCGAAAAGGCCGTTGCTGCTCAGAAGCTAAGGGAACAAAGCATATACGCCGCTCGGGAAGCTGAAGAGCTGAAAAAGCGGTTATCGAATCCGCAGCTGCAACAAAAGTCCAGTGTTCTTGATCCCAGAACCGAGACTTATGCTCAGCAATGGATGCAGAAGAACCCTTGGTTCAATCCTTCGGGAGAGGACGAGGATTCTGCAATTGCTCGTGCGATTGACGAAGCATGGGCAAGAGAAGCTCAGAGGAAGGGGATTAACCCTTCCAGTGAGGATTATTGGGACGAGCTTGATTCGCGTGTGAAGAAGCGGTTAGGGATGACCACTTCTGAACGGGAGCGAAAGAGATCAGCCCCGCCTGTAACTGGCCGTGGAGAGTATTCTGCCCGTCCATCTACAAGTGACAAACAAATCTATCTGACGCCTGAACGGAAAAAGGCTTTACAGGACGCTGGTGTGTGGGATGACCCCGAAAAACGCAAGCGTTACATTAAGCGTTTCCAAGAATATGACCGTCAGAACTCACGTTGAGCTTTAGGAGCAAATTATGTCAAACGAAGAACGTCTAAAAAAGGGACAAGGTGAAAACCGCGTCTCGAGGGAAATGGAAGATCGTATTGTCACCGAGGATAGAAATATCTCCGATGATGATCGGCTTTCGATGTTTAGACAAAGCTTTTTTCAGTCCGCTTTGCCTGATCTACCCAATATCCCCGGATACCACATATGTTGGTTGACAACAGCCAATCCCCGCGACTCTATCCATTCTCGTCGCTCCCTTGGTTACATACCAGTAACGCCTGAAGAGGTTCCCGGTTGGGAACATAGCTCGGTAAAAACAGGCGAATACGCTGGTTGTATTGGGGTGAATGAAATGGTGGCTTTCAAATTGCCTCTTAAACTCTATGAGGCATACATGAATGAAGCCCACTATGAGCGGCCTCTAGCAGAGGAAGGGAAGCTGGCCGATACTGCGGATTTTATCCGTAGTCAGGCAAAACAACTAGGTGGAGACATATACGAGGGTGACGGGTTGGCGGCTTTGCGGTCCCCAATGAGCCGCTAGGCTCTTAACCGAAACCAAAAAGGAAACGAAGAATGTCTTCTTCTGCAAGTCCATTTGGCCTTCGCCCTATCTACTCGGCAACGGGTACGGTACGTCCGATGTCTGGCCAAATTCTTTCGGGTTATGGTACTTCGATTTATCAGTACCAGCCTGTTCGCTATGGCATTTCCGGTGATTCCGGCAGTGTCGAAGGTTACATTGTTGCTGCCGCTGCTGGCGACCGCTTGCAAGGTACGTTTATGGGTGTTGAATGGGTCGATTCGTCGGGCCGTCAGCGCGTCTTGAACTACTGGCCAGCTTCGACGGTTGGCACGAACATCATCGCTTATTTCACGGCTGATGCTTACATCACCTATGAAATTCAGGGTAATGCTTCGTTGTCGATTGCCAACATTGGTAACCAGTACAACATTAACTCGGCCACTGGCTCCACGCCACTTGGTCTTTCCACAACCGCTTTGGACGTGTCGTCTGCGGCCACTAACGCACAGCTTCGCGTTGTTGGTCTGTCGAACTATATCGACAATGCTTGGGGTGATGCCTACACAATCGTGCAGGTTCAGATTTCCCAGCATCAGAACGTCGCTAACCAAGCTGCTTACTAAGGAGGTCTTAAACTATGGCACTTCCAATGCGTAGTACTGACTTCCGGTCAGTAGTCGAACCAATCCTCAATGAAACCTTCGATGGTATCTACAATGTCCGTAAGGACGAGTGGGCCACCGTTTTCAAAGAGCAACGCGGTATTCCACGTAACTATCACGAAGAGCCTGTTCTGTTCGGCTTTGGTGCTGCTCCTGAATTACCAGACGGCACGCCAGTAACGTACCAGAGCGGTGGCGTACTCTTCCTTGCTCGCTATACCTACCGGGTATACGGCATGGCATTTGCGCTCACGAAGGTTCTCGTTGAGGACGGCGATCATATCTCGATTGGCCGTACTTATGCAGAGCATCTTGCTCGCTCGTTGATCGAAACCAAGGAAACCCTTGGCGCCAACATTCTTAACCGTGCGTTTACGTCCGGTTACAATGGTGGTGACGGTGTGACGCTCGTTAACTCGGCTCACCCAATCGCCAACGGTCAGACGTTCTCGAACCAGCTCACGACCGCAGCTGCACTCTCGCAGACTTCGCTCGAACAGATTCTGATTCAGATTCGTCAGGCAGTGGACAACAACGGCAAGAAGATTCGTCTCGAGCCTAAGAAGATCATTGCTGCACCTGCGAACTACTTCCAATCGGAAGTGCTTCTCAAGTCTGCGCTTCGTGCTGGCACCAATAATAATGATATTAATCCTATCACCACGACAGGAGTCCTATCAGAAGGCCACACGAACTTGTCGCGTCTTACCTCGAACACCGCATGGTGGGTTGAAACGGATGCGCCAGAAGGTCTTAAGCTCCTCATGCGCCGTCCGCTCGAAAAGAGCATGGAAGGTGACTTTGAGACGGACTCCATGCGCTATAAGGCGACTGAGCGTTACATTTTCGGCTGGACGGACCCGCGTGGCGTCTGGGGTACTCCGGGGCTATAGTCTCTTTACAAGGCTTTGTCCAAGTGGTAGGGGTAGCAATATCCCTACCATTTTTATTTGGAGAGCCAGATGCCGGAAAAATGCCATGCCATTGGATGTAACAATCCTGCCATATCAAAAGGGCTTTGCGATAAGCACCGGAAAAGATTGGCTCGACATGGTTCTATAGAAGAAACCCGCCCGTCCGATTGGGGGCAAAGAGAAAAGCACCCAGCTTATTTAAGTTGGTGCGGATTAAAGCGGTATTTTAAAAAACATATTCCAAAAGAATGGGATGATTTTTGGAATTTTATTAAGGACGTTCCAGAGCGACCAGAGCGTGGTTCTTGCCATCGCCCAGATCCATCAAAACCATTTTCCAAAGACAATTTTTATTGGAAAGTACCACGTCTTTCAAAAGAATTAAGGCACGATCGCGCTGCTTATATGCGCGAATGGCATCGACAAGCTCGTGCGGCTGATCCTGATTATGGGAAAAACGCTTACATGAAACGAGCCTATAAGGTTGATTTAGATTGGTTTAACCGTCAATTTGACCTGCAAAAAGGTGTATGTGACATTTGTGGTGAGCCTGAAACAGCCACAATTAAAGGAAAACCAATCTCCCTTGCCGTAGATCATTGCCATGATACTGGCCTTGTCCGTGGGCTTTTATGCCAAGCTTGCAACCGTGGCATAGGCTTTATGAAACACAAAGAAACCATCCTCCAATCCGCCATTGATTACCTGAAAAAGCATGATGGTGGGGCTAGTATTTCCCCTTAAAATGATGCAGAATAACTAAATCTGAAACGGTCAAGCTTTTCAAGGAGAAGACCAATGGGACAACAAGTAGATGATTTCTGGATGGGCAATGCAACTGGCCCACAGACCGCTGGATGGGCTAATGGTGGCAATCCGGGCGTAATTGGCCGTGGCGTAGGTCCACTTGGCCGCGTTTATATTTACGATATCGTTCCAGCTGCACTCTCAGCAACCGCAGTTTGCGCTGCACAGGCTGTGGCAGCTGCTGGTAACGCAACGATCAATGGCGCTTCGGCCACGGCTGGTGTAGCAACATTTGATTATGCTCGCGCTTTCTCGATTGTTACGTCGAACGCTGGCAACACGACGCAGACGGTAACGATCACGGGTACTGACTATTATGGTCAGCCTCAGACCCAACAGCTTACTTGCAATGGTGTAACGGCTGTAGTCAGCACCAAGACTTTTAAGACGATTACTCAGGTTGCTGTTTCGGCTGCAATCACGGGTACGCTTTCGGTCGGCAGTGCTGATGTGTTCGGTCTTCCATACGCAGTCACAAACGCTGGTTACCTGCTCCGCACAGGCTGGGATAATGTCGTATCTGACAATGCTGGTACGTTCGTTGCAGCCGATGCAACCACGCCATCCGCAACCACGGGCGACGTTCGTGGTACTTATGCTCAGTCTGGCAACGCAGCAAACGGAACCCGCCGCCTCGTTATTGCCATTGGCATGACGGCTATTCAGGCTGGTCCAAATGCTACCCAGATCGGCGCAATCGGTGTCACTCCGGCTTAATTGAGTTGGGGGAGCTTAGTCTCCCCCTTCCTTCACATGGAGAACACTAATGGCTAACGTAGTCACATCGCAGACGATCCTTGATGGTGATCGCCTTGCTATTTTCAAATTTACCAACATTTCCGACGGCACCGCTGAAACTGGCGTTGTAAAGGTCACTGCCTCGTCTCTAAACAAGAATCAGTTTGGTGACGCTTGCAATGGTTTGATCCTCAATAAAGTGTGGCACTCGACACACGGCATGGAAGTTGAAATCCTTTGGGAAGCCTCAACCAACCAACTTGCTTGGATCTTTCCTCCAAACACAACGTACTGGCAAGATTTTTCTAGCTTTGGTGGCATCCAAAACAATGCTGGCGCTGGGAAAACAGGCAATATTGCGTTTACGACATTGGATGCAAGCGCAGGTGACGTGTACACCATAATTCTTGAGTGCATCAAAACCTATGTAAACCCAATTCCAGCCGCTGTTTGAGGTGGATAATGGCTAAGACTCCAGCGTGGCAACGGTCTGAAGGCAAAAACCCTAAAGGTGGCTTAAATGCCAAGGGTCGAGCCTCGCTGAAGGCAGAAGGCCACAATATTAAGGCTCCTGTAAAATCCGGTGATAACCCACGACGGGCCAGTTTCTTGGCTCGCATGGGCAATATGGCTGGTCCAGAGCATGATGCAAAAGGCAAGCCTACACGTTTACTGCTCTCTCTTAATGCTTGGGGAGCCTCGAGCAAAGCAGATGCAAAGGCTAAGGCCAAAGCAATCTCTAGCCGGAACAAAGGCAAATAATATGGCAAAACCATTTTGGGAAACCGAGAATCCTAAGAAGAAAAGCACAAAGCTAACTGCCTCGCAGAAGGCTTCAGCAAAGGCCAGAGCAAAGAAGGCTGGCCGTTTTTATCCAAATTTGGTCGATAACGCAGCTGCTGCGAGGAAAAAGAAATGAAAGACTTTAAGCACACCCACAAAATGCACCACGGCCACCACCCTGTATTTGGTAGTGGCGCACGTCCAGCCATGCAATCAGCTGGTATGCCCCCAATGATGCCTCCGGGCGGCATGAGCGGAATCCAGAGCGCTGGTGAAGATATGGCTTCTTCTGCACCCGGCGGTATGTCTGGTGGCGCTCCATCAAGCATGGGCGATGGTGGCGCAGACGCTGGAAGCTCCGGTGCTGGCTTTAAAAAAGGCGGTATGGCCAAGGGCGGTAACTGGATCAAGGGAGCTATCAAGCATCCGGGTGCGTTGCATCGTCAACTTGGTGTTCCAGCTGGTGAAAAGATTCCAGCCAAGAAGCTCGAGAAAGCTACGCACAGCTCCAATCCAACGCTGGCAAAACGCGCTCGGCTGGCTCAGACGCTCAAAGGATTTAAGAAATGACCATTAAATACGGCGAATTTGAGTTTAAATCTGAACACGGTTACACCGGATCGACGGGCAAAAAGGCCGTAAAGGGCTATATGCGCGGCGGTGCGACGAAAATGGCTCAGAATGTTGAGTTGGCCAAATCCAAAGCAGCAACCGCCTTCGCCAAGTCCAAGCCAGCATCTAAATTCAAAACGGGTGGCAAGGTTCGCCATTACGCTGAAGGCTCTGATGGTGGTGTTCAGGCCGATAGCCCAACCATTGAGAGCATCATCGAAGATACGAAGGATATGCCGATCCCCAAGGATACGCGCAAATACGCTCCTTTGCCTACGATGACGCCATCAGAAGCAGCTCGTCTTAAAGATTATCAGGCACAAGAAGCAGCAAAGCGTCGGTATGAAGCTGAGACTGAAGATATGCGTGAAAATCCAATGAACAAGAAGAAGGGTGGCAATGTAAAGCTGGCTCGTGGCGGCGCTCCTACGGTCGCAGTCCGCGCTGCTCCAGCTTACAAAACTCCCAAGATGCCATCAGTACCAGCTGCGATGGCAACACCCATGTCTCCTCGCCCAAAAGCTCCTCCATCCTTGGCAAATATCGCAATGTCGCGTAATCCTCAGATGTTGAAGATGGGCGGAAGGTCTAAAAAGAAATGACAACCAGCGGTACGGTTTCGGCCACGGTATTTAATACTAACAACATTCTGGACCAAGCGTTCAGAAGGTGCAAAGTACCGCCTGAAACCGTAACGTCGGAAATGCAGCAGACGGCTCTCGATAGTCTGTACCTGCTTATTTCCGCCTTGTGCAACCAAGGCATCCAGCTTTGGACTGTTGAGAAGACCATTCTCCCATTCTACCTTGGCAATACCGATGTCGTTATGCCAATCGGAACGGTTGATCTTCTCAACAGCAATTATCGCACAATCAATCAATACACAGGATCGATCTCGTCCAGCAGCGGCTCACCCAGCCTAGCTGATGATAGCGATTTAACGACAGCTTGTATCCAGACTGCGCCAAACGGTTGGATTATTCAGAACCTTTTGCAGCCGACGCTGATTACGACCCTTGGCGTCAATATGTATGCAGCTGGGACTTACAATCTTAAAATTGAATATTCCAACGATACCCTTAGCTGGACTACGGTGGTTAACCCGGGTGCAGTGGTTTATGCTCAAAATGAGTGGAACTG